ACCGACCCGGCGCTCGAAACGCTCGGCCTGATGATCTGCAACGACATCGAGTCAGTGATCAACGCCGCCAATGCTTTCCGCAGCCAGGCCATGGACGTACTGCTCGCCTGCCGCACCTCCCGCCAGGTCGAAGACCTGTTCCCCGAGGCCGCCAAGCTGCTGCCTAAGCCAGTGAAGAACGAGAAGGCCGTTGCCCCCACCGAGCTGGCAGCCAGCGTGCGCAGCATGCTCACCAAGGGCGTACCGCCTGTAACGGCGCAGGCTTGAGGTGGACGACATGAACGAACTCGACCAACTCAACCTGGAACTGGCCTTTATCGAGTGGGCGCTCCCACGCGGCTATGACGTGGCGCGCAACCCGGCAGACCAGCAGTTCTACAACGTCGAAACCCGCGCTGCCTGGCTCGGCTTCGAAGCGGCGCACGGCCCGGAAGGCTGCAAGCCGCAGGGCCAGCAGCTTTTTGCCCGCATCAAGAAGTCCAGCGAGTACGCCCACCAGACCGATCAACTGTTCCCGGTGCGGGTCGGTACGCCGCCATACGCGAACTACGCCGTAAAGGGCGGCCCCGGCGGCGTGTACCGCCTGAGCGACGTGAACTTCTACGTCATCGACGGCGACAAGCAGTATCGCCTGGGCTGACCCAACCCAACCCAACCCAGCCCCGCCGAGCGGCAACTCGGCAGGGCTGCACCGAAGGAGAACCACCATGCACCTACAACTCCACCACCGCTGGCCGCTACTGGCCATGGTCGCCGCCCTGGCTGGCGTAACCGCCACCTCTGTGGCCATGGCCATCGCCGCGCTGATCGACGCGCCAGTGCTCGCCGCCCTGTTCGCCGGCGCCGCCGTGGTGCTGGACCTGTTCAAGTACGTGGCGTGGCCGCTGGCCCTGATGCTGCTCGCAGCCCGCCGCACCCTGGCCGCCCTGCTGATGATGGCCAGCGCCCTCGCCCTGGGCACCGTTTCCGGCTGGGCAACCTACGACCGGCTCATGACCTCGATCATCACCAGCCAGGCCGAGCACCAGGCGCAGCACGAGCAACGCCAGGCCGACCTGCTGGAGCTGCGCCAGGCCGACGCCGCCCGCATCCACCAGCTCGACGCCGAAGCGGTCGCCGTCCATCACCAGGCCAACGCCTTGCGCGAGCGCGGCATGGTCACCCGCGCCCTGGAGCTGGAGGCCGCCGCCCTCGCCCGCATCGACACCCTGCGCGCCGCCGCTCAGCAGCGCCGCGACACCGCATCGCAGGAACTCACCGCCCTGCGCAGCAAGCCGGCCAAGGCGGCAGGCCTACCCCAGGCGCTGGCCACCCTGCTGTGCATCGGCTTCGCCCTGGCGCTGGAAGTGGTCCCGGCCCTGATCCTCTGCGCGCTGCGCCCCGCACCCGTTACCGAAACCGGCCGCGCACCTGCGCCGGCACACCAGAAACGCGCCGAGGAACGCGCCCAGGAACACCCGGAAACCGAGCCGGAAACGCCAGCAGGCACAGACCTACCCGCCGAACTGCTGCAACTGATCGCCCGCACCGAAAGCGGCGCCAAGCTGGCCGTTAGGCAGGTAGCGAAGGAATTGAGGATGGGCAGCGAGAGAACCACCCGACTGATGCAGCAGGCCACAGAAGCGGGCCTGCTGAGCAAGACAGCCGCCGGATACGTGGCGGCATAAAGAAAGGCCCCGGTGAGCGGCAACTCACCAGGGCCATACCAACCCCGAAGGAGAACCACCATGCAAGCAGAACCCAAAGAAGTCAGCGCCGATAAGGCTACCACACCGCGCTACGACACCATCGTCATCCGTGGCGCTACCGGCAAAACCATCCCGCGCGAAGTGGACGGCGGCGAAGTCGTTGCCTGGAGCCGTGGCCACGGCCTCGCAGCCATGGACGCCCTGGAAGAGTTCGTCACCAACCTGGCGGGCGGCAATTGCAACCAGCCCACCCACCTGACCCATGGTGCCATGAACGCCATCAACCTCATGCGTCGCCGCAATGCCATCGGCTGGGATGCAGACGAGCCATCGACACAGCCCCCTGCTGACTGGAAGTCCGCAGTAGCCAGCGCTGTGGCCACCGCCCGCAAGGTATTCGGCCAGAGCAACGACGAGGCCATGCAGGCCATCCACTACCTGGAAGGCCTGATGCTGGCGAATGAGCCCGTGCTGGGCGAACCCTTCATGTACGCCCAGTTGCACGCGGGCGATGTCATGGATTGGACGCAGGACGCGGACGTTGCTGAAGAATGGAAAGATGAGGGCCACACCGTCGCCAAGCTCTACAGCGCGCAAGGCGGTGCCGTGTGAAGCCCTGCACCCTCGGCAAGCGCCACACCTGGACGTTCTCTCACAACGTCATCACCCAGCGGCAGAGCGGCCGCTCGATCCATATCAGCAAGCGCGGCGTCTACAACTGCGTCTGCGGCGCCATGAAACAAGGGGGTGCCCAATGACCCGCACCCGCCCAACCCTGGCCGGCAGCCGCCTGGACCTGCCCAGCATCTGCGACATCTGCGGCAAGCCCCGTTCCACCGGCAAGCACGCCGCCTGCAGCCGCACCCGCCAGCAGACCAAGCAGGCCGAGTGGTCCGCCTACATGGCCGAATTGGCCGCCAAACGCCTCGCCAAACAGGAGCGCCGCCGCTATGGCCGTTGAAATCCGCTGCCGCTACGCCACCGGCACCTACGTGGCCACCGTCAAGGGCGAGAAACGCACCGCCAGCAACACCATCAGCGCCCGCCACGCCGCCGAAGCCATGGCCGTCAAGCTGGGGCTCAACCCTGCCCACCTGGTGGAAGAACAGCGCATCCGGAGCGGCGGGAATGAACGTGTGATCTTCACCCATCCAGGAGAGCCGGTATGAAAGCGCTCAGCGTTCGCCAGCCCTGGGCCTGGCTGATCGTCCACGGCCACAAGCCGCTGGAAAACCGTTCCTGGGCGACGTCCTACCGTGGCCCGCTGCTGATCCACGCGGCCAAGGGCATGACCCGCGCCGAGTACGAAGACGCCGCCAGCCTGTGCAGCAAGGCCGCAGTCACGCTGCCCGCCTTCGACGAGCTGGAGCGCGGTGGCATCGTTGGCCAGGTCACCGTCACCGGCTGCGTCGACGACAGCCCGTCGTTGTGGTTTTTCGGCAAATACGGCTTCGAACTGGCCGACGCCAAACCCCTGCCGTTCATGCCCTGCAAGGGCCGGCTGGGCCTGTTCGACGTGGAGTACCAGGAGGTGCCCAATGTCTGACCTCTTCTACCTGCAGGACAGCCGCAGCAACGTCGGCAGCCGTGCGATGTTCTGGCGCGACGGCGGTGGCTACACCTCCAACCTGGACGAAGCCGAGCAGTTCCCCCGCGACGAAGCGGTCAAGCAATACGAATGCCGCGAAAGCGACTTGCCCTGGCCGGTCGAGTACGTCCTCGCCCGGTCCGAGGTCGGCGTCGATCATCAGTACATCGACGATGCAGAGGCTCAGGCTTTCGACCCGGCTGATGGCCTGGTCTATGTGGCCTATGAACGCATGTGGGACGGCAACGACCTGTACTGGATTCAGTCGCACGGTTCCAGTAGCTCCAACCTGGCCGAGGCCGGCACCTGGCCCGCAGCTGAGGCAGAGGAAGCACGCGCCAAGGGCTACCAGGCATGGCCGAAACGCTACATCGACGCGCACAGCCGCACCGTGGTGCAAGCCTGCAAGCTCGATCACAAGAAAGCGCTACGCGCGGTCGGCCTCAAGCTGCCCAAGCTCCAGCGCCAGAAGGTTCGCCGCGAGACGTACCGCTGTGGCAGTGGCTACGGCGGCTGCGGCCGCTTCCTGCGGCCAGCGGACTACTACACCAGCTGCCCTCACTGCGGCATGGGGAATGCGCCATGAGCCTGGCCATTGCCTATTACAACGAAATCGAACCCTACGCCGCCCAGTGGCTGCGCAACCTGATCGCCGCCGGGCATATCGCGCCCGGCGACGTCGATGAACGCTCGATCGAGGACGTACACCCCGATGACCTCAAGCCCTACACCCAATGCCACTTCTTCGCCGGCGTCGGCGTCTGGTCGCTCGCCCTTCGCCGTGCCGGATGGCCAGATGATCGACCTGTTTGGACGGGTTCCTGTCCGTGCCAACCTTTCTCCTCGGCAGGCGAAGGACTTGGGTTTGATGACGACCGCCATCTCTGGCCCGATTTTGCCTGGCACATCCGCGAGCGCTCGCCTGGAGTCATCCTTGGTGAGCAGGTTGCAAGCAAGGACGCAGAACCTTGGCTCGACGTTGTACAAGCTGACTTGGAAGCCATGGAATATGCCTTCGGGGCTGTCGCGTTTCCGGCTGCGGGCGTCGGTGCCCCGCACATCAGGGATCGCACCTATTGGCTGGCCAACCACCACAGCAACCTACGCGCTAAGGCATCCAGGAGCCGAGTTCACAACCAAGAACATCACGCTGAATCACGCTGCGGTTCTGGCCGGCTGGCAAACACCGGCAGCGTCGGACAGTGGCAGAGCGGGAACCGGCATAACACCAGGCATGACTGGGCAGAGCCTGGTACAGATGGCCAAAGCGGCGGGCTGGCCAACGCCCAACGCGGGAACGCCTCAGAGCTTGCGTGGCAACGGGCAAGACCCGGAGACGCGCAAAGCGCAGGGGCATCAGATCAACTTGAAGGATGCCGTCCGCTACTTGATCCACGACCAGCCGGCCCGGTTAACGGCCTGTGGGCAGATGCTGACTGGCTCTTCTGCAGGGATGGAAAGTGGCGGCCAGTTAGACCCGGCACATTCCCGCTGGCTTATGGGGCTACCTCCCGAGTGGGACGACTGCGCGCCTACGGAAACGGCCTCAACCTTGAAGCGGCTACGCAGTTCGTAGCCAGCTGCATGGAGGTGATCGGATGAGCCGCCAGGTAGTCACCACCGGCCGGCGCTGCGGCAAGCGCCTGTGGCCGCTGTTCAGCTACGCCAAGCAACACGGCTGGAAGATCGCCAAGACCAACGGTGGCCACCTGCGCCTGACCAAGCCTGGCCGCCCCATCGTCCACACCAGCAGCACGCCGAGCGATTGGCGGGCCGTGCGCAACGCCGTGTCCATGCTGGCCAGGGCAGACGGTTATCACGTCATGGAGGTGGACCGTGCCTGACCAGGCCGACCGGCAGTACATGCACGAATGCGAGGCGCGCCAGTGGCTGCGCCTCGGCTATTCCAGCGAGGCGATGGTCGACGAGCTGCGCGAGAAGGTCGCCGCCAAGCGCGGCGCCGCTGCGGCCGAGCGGCTGATCGAGGAAATGCGCCGGCAGTGGCGGCGGCGTAGCGAATGGCTCGGGAGGGACCATGTGTAAACCAGGACGCGACAAACGACTCTCGACGCCAGCCCGTTCAGCGGTAAAAATACTGTACGCACAACCAGTATTTATTTGCCATGCACTACGACATCGCCCAGCTCTATCACCTCGGCAAGAAGCGACCACCCCGCGACGTGCAAAGCAGCCCGCGCTTGCGGGCGGACGTCATTGTTTGCGTCGCTCCCTCGGGACCATCGGGCGGGCCGTGCCTGAGCGCCTACGTGGGCGGCAACAACATGCAAGACCCTATCCCCAGGCTCTACAACGTGCAGCTGGAGGGCATGGCCACCCTGGGTATGGTGCTGTGCGGCGTGGAGGTGGTCGACGGCCAGGTGTTTCATCAGGCCTGGCACTGCCGCCCGCTGGAGGACAAGGTTGTCATCCCCTGGACGAGCTGCCCGCCCTCGTCGCTGGATCTGCTGATCTGACGCACCCGCCACCCGCATAACGAGAAACCACCGCTTCAACTTCTCGGCCCACTCTCGGGCCGAGCTTCTTTTCGGCCCATACACTGGGCTTTTCGTGCCGGGGGCGCAGATGGCAAATGGTGTAGAGGTGCGCGGCAAGCGCGTGCGTGTGTATTTCCGTTATCAGGGCGAACTGTGCCGCGAGCCGTTCAACGGCGACGCCACGCCCGAAAACGTCGCCCAGGCCGAGCGCCTGGTCGGCATGATCGAGTATGAAATCAAGGCGGGCACGTTCAGCTATGCCCGCCACTTCCCCGACTCGCCCAGAGTGAAAACCAACACCCTGGGCCACTACATGGACCTGTGGCTAGAGATCAAGCGCAACGAGATGGCCCCGTCCGGCTTCCGCACCTACAAGAGCAAGGTCGAAACGCACATCCGCCCGCGCTGGGGCGACGAACAGGCCGACGCCATCGACCACCTGCACCTGCAGGAGTGGGTTCACAAGACGCTGATGCCGTCCCTGCATAACCGCACCGTGCGCGAGATCGTCAGCCTGGTGAAGCAGATCTTCACCCTGTACCGCGCGCGCAACCGCTCGGCGCACGACCCGACCGAGGGCATCACCATCCGCCAGCCCGACCCG